CTTATAATCTTTTCTATAACGTTATTACCGTTAGGATCATAACCAGCGCCCATTTGGGGTTGTACTGTTGAAACAGGTTTATTAACAAAACTTTTCTTAGATTTTAAATTAGGAAAAGATTGTGCGACAACAGGTTTATTAACCATTTTCGTCTTTTGTTTCAAATTAGGGAAAGATTGAGCTTCAACATCTAATTCAGTGCTTGATACAACATTATCTTCTTTATTATTAAAGTAGTGAGTAACAGTATTTGCCAATTTTATAAGAGGCGAAACTGATTTCCACAAACCTAGTATCACAAAGAAATTGGAGATCCAAAACATTTTGTCTTTATCCATAAACCATGAAAAGTAATCTTCATAGTTTAGAGAAAGTTTTTGAGCAGCATTATTAGATATCGAAAACATATGGTTGAAAATGTTCAATAAATTCCTGAGAAATAAATATATCTTCAACATAGAGTTCTTCTTTAATAATCTTCTCAAATACTCCATCACCTCGTTGCATATGAACTATATTCAAAGCAGACGTTATGTCTACTAGACTATATCCTACAACCTCTATAACTTTAGTATTTAAATCTTTACAGAATTTAACTAATGTTTTAGTATCAGGTTCATCCTGATTTCGTCGCATATAGTCGAGCATTTTTACTATTGTACCTCCTTCCTCCATTGGAGTTGGGATAAATACATGAAATTTATAGTCCGGACGCACATAATCACCTACTGTCTTATTTAAAATTTCTAGTAAGCCTTGCGGTTCGGTATGTTCAAGCAGAGTTTCTAATTCTGACATATGAACATCAGGAGAATCTTTGGGAACATTAAATATAGCATCTGACACCAAAATGCTTTTCTTAAAATCGTCGGGTAGAAGAAAAATTTTCTTGGGTTTATGTTTATGCATAGTATCTAAAAGTTCTTTAGATTTTTGATTAAATCGTTGAATGTGAGTTTCTTTACGCTCTACAATTAAATTAATAACTTCTTCAAACGTAATGGAACTTCCAACAATGGAACCTGTTCTTAGATTATAAGGATAGAAATCCATATATTCTGGGTGGAGAGATGTTACCCCATCTCTTCCAATGGGTAATTTAGTATAATCAATAGATCTGTGCCACGGATCATCCGAAATTGCCGAAGAGTTTGAATACTCTGCTTTAATAACGGCCGTATAAGCGAAATCGAAACGTCTATTCAAAGCTTCGATATCCATTACACTAGGGCAAACAAAACGCGATGCGTTTGTTGTGGCAACAATAACTGGAGAACTGAATAAAGTATTACCTTTATCATTCAAGTGAGCCATATTCAGAATATAAGGAGTTGTATCCTTAGCTCTGATTAATTTTATAGCTTCACCAGGTGTTCCGGCTACATCAGTTGTCTGTTGAAAATCATTAAATAAAGTAAACATTTGATTTTTGTATCCATCCCAAAAATCATTTTCAGGAGGAACAACATAAATGTAATTACTTGAGTTTTTAGAGAAATTAGCTATTTCTTCTTCTGTTGAAATGCGAGACATTATAGCAGCAATAACATGATCTGTTACTTCTGTTTTTCCATTTTTAGGTGGACCCGCAAAGAGAACAGAAACTGGTTCAACTCTTCGCCCATCATAATCAAAATTAGATGCGGCGAATATTTCTCTTAAATTTTTAAGAACAGATAATTGATCGCGCACGATACCATAAGCACCCCCACTTTTGGATTGCGTTGGGAGGTGTAACAATATCGTATTACCGCGTTTAATTAATGTTTGAAGTATCAAGTAATTATCTTGATTTAACTTAAAACGTTTAGTTCTTATTTGTTCTTGAACTTCATCTATCGCAGTTACATAATCAACGACTTCATCGTTGTTGTAAAAGAAATATTTGATGTTCTTAGGTATTTTAGATTCTAAACCTATACCACGTGTAATGGCTAAGATTAAATCTAAAAGTAAAGTAAAGATGGCGGTTAAACCACCTTTCAATCGCTCTACATTAAGTAGTGCAGGCACCCAGGATGAGGGTAGTGAAGGTGTGTCATTTACTAGACCCAGAAGGATCATAGCCATTCCTGACATGAGACTTCCAGAAGCACCTTGTGCTACTATACCCAGATAAGGGATAATCATCATCACGATCTTCTTAAAAAGTTCTTTAAAAACTTTTCTATTAAAGACGTAAAAAGATAAAGTGGCTATGATAAAATAATAATATTTATGCTTATCAGATGAATAAATTAAATTAACAGAAGAAGCCATAAATCCCACCAATGAAAGGATGGGAAGGGCATGGTCTCCAATAGAGACCATAGAGTCTTTTGCAAGACTCCTTACAGATTTGGCCAAAATTTCGTCTAACGAATCATTTTGTTCAACAAATGTAGAAATGGAAGATAAAAATGTCTTTAAATTATCCGAATTCTTCCCAATTTTGGGAAGTATATCTGCTGCTTCTGAGAAGAAATCCGTAGCTGCGGCACTAGCTTCAGCAAATTCAACAGGGAAAACATTTAACATTTGGGGATTAGCTTGCGACATAGTGTTCAAATAATAAACAGCATTTTCAAATAATTGCAATTGTCGTATAGTATTAGGAACTGCGTTCTGCAACATTACGATATGCAATTTGATTTTAACTGCTTTTCGAAAACTTTGGTTATTTTTCTCCACATAAAACTTAATATTAGCATTAGCTATATAGTTGCATGTAGGATGGGGAGGAAATGCAAGGTTATGCACTTCATTGGGATCTCTACCTTTACAATCAAAATTATCTCCTATAAGAGAGGAATATTTCTGAAAAATAGTAATGGTTCGAGAACCAGAAGCAGTGGGGTTAAATGTTTTAACGGGTGGTAAAGGAAATAATTGATTACAATCATTGATGTATAAAGATGTCAAGTTACAAATTTCATCCATTCTTTGTTTCCAAGTGGAAAGATTAGGAAGAACAGAGGTTACTGTAGAAATTGTTTGAGCTTCACGCATAAATGGGTGCAGGCTACTGGCCGCGTTAAAACCAGTAGCTAGATCATTGTAATATTCTTCGTTTGTACTATTCATTGTTTTCATTATTTTTAAAGTTTTTCCGAAGAAGGGGGTTGCCTTTACAGCGCGATCTACTAGATCTCTACGTGGAGCTTTCCAAAGCACTATAACACTAGCGTGGAACCGGAGCAAACATAAACATTTGGTTAAACCAGTATCTATTTTTGTGAATTTTATATCGAGGTATTTTAATTTTTATTTGTTTTTATATTTAATTTTAATAGAATATTTAACTTTCCTTTGTACCTCAGTACCAGTACTAATAAATAAAACTAAAAATTAAATCTGTGAAGTAAATTTAAATAAGGGGACAATAAATAATAATTGGA